GGCGGTGCTGGCTCCCTGCGTACCCGCCGTACCGGCAGTGCCCGAGTTGCGAATCGACTGGCCGTGCGTGTGGCCGGGGTCTGTGACCGTGACGGTGTGCGTGTGGTCGACGACGTCCGTGTACGTATGCGTGTGGCTGGAGTGGTCCGCTACCGCCGTACCACTATGCGCCGAGATCGCCTTGGTCTTGGCTCCGCCAACCTCTTCGGCGGTGTCAAAGTCGGTGTCACCGGAATCCAGACCTACCAGTACACGTCCGGCCGCTATCGAGGACCATGTACCATAACCGAGCAGCGTTGCCGGGTTGGTCGAGACGACCGAAATAAAGACAGAGCCAACCGGGAACGCCTCACCGGAAGCGGAGGGCGTAGCCCAAGTCTGGTCACCACGCAGGTACGTCGTGGAGTTGGCTGTACCCGATCCGAGGCGGGCAGTTGCGATCGTACCGCTGGTGATATCCCCGGCCGCGTGCGTATGGGATGTTGCCGCAGCCCCGACATCCGCTGCCGTGTATGCCAGCAGCGTCTTGGTCTGGGCGACCGTCATGTCGACGGGGTCAGCCGCGCCGCCGGTGTTGTTGCCCTTGATCGTGGAGGCGGCCATGTTCGCCAGCTTGGCGTTCGTGACCGCGTCGTTGTCGATCGTCAGCGTGGTACCGCTGCCGCCGACCGTGATATCGCCCTTGTCGCCGTCCGATAGCCCCCCGCCGCCGGTCGACGCCACCGTGATGGTGCCGGTCGACGTGTTGGGCGTCAGCGTGACGTTGGTGCCGGCCGTCAGTATCTCCGTGAGCCGCTGGAACAGCCGCCCAGCCAGGAGGTACTTACGAGGCGTGAAAGCCGGCATCCGCTATCCTCAGATGAAAAAGGGGGCCGGAGCGAGCCCGAAAGCCCGCCCCGAGCCCCCCATCAGGCCGACCCGATTAGGTGCTCGGGACGATCAGCGCGCGGCAGCCTTCCGCACGCACCGTCTTCACGCCGTAGAGGCGATCCGCGGTGACGAGCGTACCCAGGGCTTCCTGCTTGTACTGCGCCTGGACGCGAACGCCCAGCTGCTCCGCGAGGACCTGAGAGTCCTTGTGGAAGTACAGAACCGCCCGGTAGGCCGTGCTGTTGGCCGACTCGATCGTGGCGATGTTGCTCGACACGTACACAGCATTGCCGTACACGTCGCCGACCAGACCATTGCGGATCGAGTTGCCGGCGCCCGCCTCACCCGTGAACGCCTGCTCGGTGAACCGAGTGACGCCCAGGAGACGACGCTTCTCGACCGGCGGGATCACGAACACGCGGCCCGACATCGGGACGTCGTTGTCGTCGAGCGTCTGGATGACGCGCCGCAGGCCGGCGTCCGTCAGCGCCGCGCCGTTACCAGCCGAGCTGGCGTTCCACGCGGTCGAGCCGTCCGAGCCGATGACCGCGCCCGAATAGACCGAACCGCTGTTCCAGCCGGCCGCGAGGTCGCGGATCGCCACGTCCACCTGGGTCGCCAGCGCGTAGCCGGCGTCGTCGGTGTAGAAGCGACGCAGGCTCGAAAGCGCCTGGGTCTCGGTGATGTCCTCGATCAGGAACGAGTACTCGTAGTGCTGGTCGATCGTCACCTCGACTTCGGTCGCGGTCGTGGTCACCAGCGTGACGACGTTGTTCGCCGCCTTCGCCGTGGCCGAGCCGCGCACCGGCGCCGGGATGTTGATCTTCGAGCCCTTCTTGCCCTTGTGGTTGATCTTGGAGACCAGGTTACCGAGGACAAGGTTCTTCTTGTAGCCGGCGATCACGTCGTCCGACCAAACTTCCTAAGCGTATTTCAACGCTTCCGACTATCGCATCCCAAGATTCGATCTTGGGCCTTCTCACTTAGTCTGTGCGGGTCCCGCTTCATTAGCGCAAGCTCTTCACGGATAGCGTCGCGTACTTCAGTACTGACGTGCTTTCCCTTGATGTTCGTCTCCATCCAGAGAGCGAAACGAGCCTGTTCCTTCTTCAGGAAGAGGTGGTTGACGACGTTGCGAAGAACAGGGCACGCGCTCGCGTAGCCTGCCAGCTCCCAGCTCACGGACGCCTGGTGGGTCCCGCTGCCGGGGCGATCACAGAGGACACCACCAAAGTTGGTTCGCGCGATCTCGAGAAGAAAGCGACTGGTGTCCGTGAGCGCGATGCGTAGTCTGGGACGAACGTAGACCTGGGAGGTCACTTGTACGTCGACGCAGCCTTCGCCGTCGATCAATCCTGCTAAATACTTCCACGATAGCCGCTTCATACGCCTCCTGGCGTGAACTGCGCGAGTGGTTTATCGGGTTCCCTCTGGTTACCGGGCCTTACACCGGGTTCCAGTTATTCAGAGAAGGTTTGACATCCCCAAAGGTTACAGGTTAGGGATGAACTTGGCAGCATCGGTGTTGTCGATGCTGTTCGCGTAAGAGAGAGTGTTAGCCATTGTAGATGCTCATGGTGAAAGAAAGGGGTTGACGCTAGCGGACGCGCCCTTCGGCATATGCCGCCTGGAACTCGGTCTCGAAGCGTCGGTCGAACTCTTCCGGATTCGTGATCCGGAGGTTGATGAGCTCGGCTCGGCTGTAGACCTTCTTACCGTCGCCGCCGGACTTCGGCACCGCGCCGTTCGCGCTGGAGCCTCCGGACTTGGCGAGACCCGCTGCCCGGGCGCTGGCGACCGAGTCCTGCTTCTGGCCCGCCGGCGCGGCGCGTTCGTACTCCTCATGGAGCGTGAACAGCTCGTCGGCCGCCTGGAAGTCGTTCTGGTAGGCGCCGAGCGCGAGCCGCTTGCGGTACTCGCTCGAGGCCACCCAGTCCAGAAACTTCTGGTCTTCCATCTTGGACTTGAAGCCCGGATGGCGCTTCTCGAACGCCTGCTCGGCGAGAGAAGCCTCCACGTACGCGATGCGAGCCTCGGCCTGGGCCGTGCGCTCGTCCGCGACGCGCTTGGCGGCTGCGGTGATAGTTCCCTGCGGATCGTTGATGAGATCGTCCGCGGTGATGGGCTTCGGCGCCTCCTGATTGTCCGCCTTCTTACGCACGCTGGTGTCGCGCGCGAAGCCGAGCAGCTCGTCGGTCAGCTTCCGCAGGTGGCCAATCTCGTTGGCGCGCCGGCCGTAGTCTGACTCGAGGTTCTTGTACAGATCGATGATCTCGATCGCACTCTTACCTCGAAACTTCTCAGGAATCTCGGGCTCCGGCGCAGGCTGCTTCGCCTGCTCCTCGACCACGGCTTCCTGGTTCTCGATCTGCTCTGACGGGTCTTCGACGACGATAGATTCAGTGCTCACGTTTGTACCCTTGCTCCCGCCGTGCTACGGTTGTGGGAATTCGCATGATCGCGGGTCAGCTGTACGAGCCGTGTCGCTCGTAACACTTCTTCTCGATTGCCATGCGTTCGCGTCTCTTCCGTTCCCAGGCCGCTCCGAGGCTGGGGAACGCATCTGCGTTTAACCCCAGGCGCGGGTCGATCCGGGTGCCGGAAATGAGACGTTGGACGTCGGAGCTGGCGCACAGCGGACATTTGACCGAATCGGGATGATTCCGGTCCGCCAGCTCTTCAAACTGGCCGCTACAGGAGCGGCACTCGAAATCAAACAGAATCAACATCGGAGTCGTAGTCAGCGACTTCCAGGATGCGCTCGTAGTTCAGCAGGACGCGCAGGGCGTCGCGAACCCCGCGGTTGTACTGCACCGCTTCCCAGGTGCCGCAGTCGAGGCCGAACTTCTCCAGCCGCTCGATCTGCTCGGCGATGTCCTTGAGCAGCAGCTCCCAGCCTGGGCAGCCGAACACCTCCTCGAGATCGCGGCGGTCGTCTTGCGTCACTCGCTGGCTCCGATAGTCTTGCCGGCCGTGATGGCCTTGGCTTCGGCGTTGAGCTTGTTGGTCTGCGCCTGGGCCAGCATCGCCTTGAGCGCGATCTCGACCGCGCGAAGGTGCTGCATCGTGGCGCTGATCTGGTTCTGCATCTCGAAGGCCTCAACCTCGCGCTGGTCGATCGCCATGCCGATCTGCTCGTTGATGACCTCGTCATCCTTGAGATCAGCTTCGACCTCGGCCAGCTTGGCCAGCGACAACGCGCGCTGCGCCTCCGCCTGCGCCTTCTGCGCCTTGGCCTCAACCTCGGCCAGCTGCGCCTCCGCGGCGCGCTTCGCCATCGCCTCCTGCTCAGCCTGCTTCTGCTTGGCCTCCTCGCTCGGCGGCGCCAGCATGGCGTCGACGGCCTTGACCATCTCGCTCTTGTGCGGGCTCGACGAGTTGTCGAAGATGGCCTTCAGCAGGACCAGGAACGGCGGGGACTCGTTGGGGACGATCGAGAGCAGCTGAGTCAGCTGTTGCTGTTCCAGCTCGCGCGCCATGACGCCGAGGGCGCCGTTGATACGGAAGCCGGGATCCATCGGAAACTCCGACGGCGCGAACTTCATGTACCGGAGCAGGATCTTGCGGACCATCGGCTGGAGCCAGTTCCGCTCGATGTTCTGCATCGCACGACGCGCCCGCTTGACGAACGCCGCGGAGTGCAGCGCCGTCTGGGTCGGGCTCGAGTTCTGGCCGGCCGCGGACACGGGGTCCATCGCGCCGGTGGCCATCTGCACCATCCGCTCCATGTCCTGGGCGTTGGTGAAGGTAGCGGGATTCAGGTTGCCGAACGTGAACGGCTGGATGACGTCGCCGGGCGAGCCGGTCGTGGGCCAGAACTTGCCGGGCCAGACGCCCAAGTTCATGCCACGAGGCAGCCGCGTCACGTCGCCGGCCACCATCGGGTGCGAGATCAGCGCCAGCGCGTCCAGGCGGGCGCGAAGCTCGGCGTCGAGGCCCTTCTGCGGCTGGTAGCCCTTCTCGCTGACGCCACGGCCCCAGAAGTACCGCGGGATCGTGTCGTGCTGATAGGCGACGAACGAGCGATCCTCGAACGGGTACGGGTTCCGCTTGGCGCCGAGGAGCAGGCCTTTGTTGGCGATCGTGATGATCGACTCGACCAGGTTGTCCTCGGGGACGTACTCCTCGTCCTCGAAGAGCTTTTCGAGCTCCGGGTCTGCCGGGAGGCCGCCGGCCTGGTACAGGTACTTGGCCGGCACCAGCCCGTGGTACTCGGTGATGTACACCGAGAGGCCCTGGGGCAGCTTCAGGCTCTCGGCGTCCTTGCTACCGCCCGGAGCCTCGCCCTCCCACGGGGAGATCTTGGTCTCGGCGAAGTACTTGCCGTCGGTCTGGCCCTTGCGAACCTTGTGCAGCGGCACGATCGTCTCGTGCGCCATGCCGAGCATCTCGTCGATGCTGTTGGTCGTCGGGTCCGGGACGAACTCGTAGGGCTCGAGCGGGATGACCTCGACCAGCACCTTCGCGTTGGTCTTCTGGCCGTCCAGACCGATCTGCGAGTCCTTGACGACCACGTTGACCTTGCCGACGCCGGTGCCGTAGATGGCGCCGATCAGGAAGGCTTCTGCGGACGACGTCGGGACGCCGGCCTCGTTCATGCGCTCCAGGAGCTTGTCGCGGAGCGCGAGCATGACCTGGCGCTTCTGCGGGTCCTCGGAGTCCAGAACGTCCTGCTCGAGGTCGACCCACTGCTCGCGGCCGAAGACGGCCTCCTCGATCTCGGCGATCGTGGAGTCAACCGCCTGCATCGTAGCCGGAGCCACGATCTTCGATCGTTCGCTCTTCCGGGTCTTGTCCGAGTCGGCGTGCTGGGCACGCCAGAGGCGGTAGTACTCGTCCCACTTGGCCTGGTGCTGGGTATCCCGGTGGGTACGCCAGGCGTTGACCTTGTCCATGACCCACGAGACAAGCGCGCCGCCGGGCGCCGCCGGCTGCTGCTTCTCGGGCTCGACAGTCTCGGAGTCCACCACGATCGACATCAGTACCCTGCCACTTCGTCTAGGGGCTCCCAGGTGTTGCCCAGGCCCTCGAATTCGTCCATGTACACCGTCGTCGACATCTGGTCGACGTACGCCAGCGCGTCCAGCAAGTCATCGTGCGAACGCGGGTCGGGGAAGTCCACGGCTTGCTCGATCAGCTTCCGCAAGTACTGGCCCGGATTGAACTTGACGCGCCCCTTCTGCATACGGCCCTGGAGCGCCCACTGGATGCGGTCGGCCTTGCGCTTGTTGCCGTGGGTCAGCGGGATGACCTCCAGCCAGCGGTTGTACTCGCGCATCACGTCCGTCAGATAGGGCAGGACGGCGAGCATGTTGGTGCCCTTTTCGATGCCCACCTTCTGGGCGCCGACCGAGCGGGCCGCCAGCAGGATCTCAACCGCCGTCTGGCGCGGGTCCCACTTGCCGTGGCGGATCTCCTTGACCCACCACCCGCTGGCGCCGCACTTGACGATCGCGATGGCGGTCTCGTCGCGTCGCTCGAGGTCTTTGACCTTATGCGTACCGATCGTCGAAAAACCGGCGATGTCGATCGCCAGGCACCAGACGCCGTCGCTCGGCTCGTTGGGGTCGAGAACGAAGTCGCTCTCGTTAAAGTACTTGCCGCCGTGGGCGATGAAGTTCGCCTCGACCTCCTGGGAGATCAGCTGCGAACTCAGCTCCGACGCCACACTCTCGAGCTCGTCCCGCCGGAGGAACGGGTTCGTCTGGGAGTGGAAACGGAACGTCGACCAGTCCTTGGACACCTCCGCGCGCATGAAGAGCTCGTGGAAGTGGTTCTTGCCCTTGGGCGTGCCGATGAACATCGCGCCGCCGCGGGCGTCAGCGAGGGCCAGGCGGACGATCTCGGGCCAGGTGCGCGGATCCATGTCCGCGTACTCGTCCAGGATCGCGTACGCTAGGCCGATGCCGCGCAGCGAGTCGGGGTTGTCCGCCCCCTTGATCCGAATCCGCCGGCCGCCTACGATCTCGACGACGCAGGTGTTCTCGTACGTCTTGACCGCGTCTCCGAGAGGCTCGAGGCCCTTCTTGAGGCGCGACCAGAGGTTGGTGCGCCCCTGCTCGAAGGTCGGGGCGATGTACCAGACCTCTTTCTCTTTCTCGGCGTCCAGACCGCCCCAGGTGGTATCCGAGAGCGCGTTGACGACCATCAGGCCGCGTGCGAGCTCGGTCTTGCCCCAGCGGCGGCCGGCGACCACCACCTTGAAGCGGGCCGGGTCGTTGAAGACCGCCTGCTGCGCTTCGTGTAGGCCGATCGAGAGCTCGGCCACGCGGCTACCGTGTCATCGTCCGCCAGAACGTGGAGATCGCGCGGGCGGCGCCGGTCAGGGCGCCGGTGGCGTACTCGATCGCGTCGCCGACCCACGAGAAGGCGCGAAGCGCCCCCGTGGCCCACGCTCCGGTGGCCCAAGCCGCCATTACGGCCCCCAGGGCGTACCGGAACCGTCGCCGTTGACGGTGGTACCGTTGATGGACTGGATGTTGGCGTCGACCTCGCCGGCCTTCGTGAAGGTCAGCGAGTCGGTCTTGGTCTTGATCGCCGAGACGTTGGAGTCGACCGTGGTCAGCGTTGCCGCAGTCGCCAGGCCACTCTGAATCTCGGTAACCGCGTCCGTCGCGAGCGCCGCGGCCGTGACCGCGTTGGCCGCGATGGCGTTGACGGTGCCGACCGTGCCGGTGACGTTGCCGTTCACGTTACCCGTCACCGTAGTCACGTTGGTGACCGTCGGAATGACGTTGTTCGTGCCGGCGTAGCCCGTGCCGTCGAAGAACGACTCCGCATTGTCCGCCGCCGTGGCGTCGCCCGACAGGCGGGTGACGTCGGCCAGCACGTACTCGCCGAAGGTGCCAGCGGTCGCGTGACCCGAGCGCGCCTCGTCCCAGACCGCGTCGGCGATCTGAGCGAGCGTCGTGGCGTCGATGCCGAGCGGCAGGATCATGAAGACCGAGGTGTTGTCCGGTGCCGTGGTCCAGGTCGGATCGACCGTTGCGATCTTGCTCGTGCCGTTGTACGCCGTGATCTGGCGAGCCTGACCGGCGCCGGTGCCGCTCAGGATGTACGCTACCGCGTACTTGTAGTAGTCGGTCGTGCTGGAGGCCGAAGCGTCGAGCGTGATGCTCGAGCTCGAACCCGCCTGCGCGGTGTTGCGGCGGATCGACTGGAACCGCTCGCCGAACGAGCCGGCCGACGTGAAGGACGCCACCAGGGCGTTCCAGACCGCGGCAGCGTTGTCCGACGCGCTCGGAGCCGAGGCGCCAGGGATCGAGCCGCCCGGCAGCACGACGTAGACCGACGTGTTGTCGGGGGTCGTGATCCAGGTACCGTTCATCGTCGCGGTGCGAGTCGAGCCGACGTAGTCGGAGATGTACTGCGACTGACCCGCGCCGGTGCCCGCCACGATCAGCAGCAGGGCGTTGTTGTAGTAGTCGTTCGAGGCCGAGGCACCGCTGGCCAGAACAGCCGTCGTCGACGTGCTGCCCGCCTGCATCGTGCCGCTCTGATTCGGCTGGTTCACGGCGCCAAACGAGCCGGCGGCGACGTGGCCGCTCGTGGCCTCGTCCCATACCTGATCCGCGACCGAGTTGATGGCCGAAGTCGTGAGGGACGCCTGCGGGATGCCGCTGGCGAAAGTACCCGACGTGCCGCCGAAGTGCGTGGTGTTGACCTCCGGGCGACCGCTGGCGAACGTCCCGTTCGTCCCGCCGAACTGCGTGACGTCGACCTGGAACACGTCCGTGCCGAGAACCATCGCGTCGTAGACGTTGGCCGGTACGACCGTGTAGTCGAGGCGAATCGGCAGGGCGCCGGATTCGGCCACCGACACGGTCAAGATGCCGAGCGTCCCGGTGTCCGTTGCGTTGACCGGGCAGGTGTACAGCCCGTTCGAGCGGTGCGTGCACGACGTCGCGTCGTTCTTCTGCGCGAGCGTGGTGCCGCCTTCTTTCCAAAGCAGGACGTCGGCCTGGCTGATCGTCAGGGCCGTCTCCGCAGTCACGCCGTCGGTCGCGTCGACGAACGGGCCGAGCAGCAGCGTCGTAGCCGTCGACTGCTTCAGAATTCTGTTCATGCAGACCTCAACATCTGGTAGAAGCGAGCGCGAGGCGCGTTGCCGCTAGCCGACGCCTGCCCGAAAGCTAGATACGGAATCTTGAATGCGCTGGCGTTGACGTTCGAGTAGTTCAACGCGACGCTGGTACCCCACGAGTCGATCGTGGCCTCGACGTCCGCCGCGCCGGCAGCGTCCAGGCACCGAAGCGCCTGCGAATTGGTCGACTGTGACTTGTTCACCGTCGGGCTGACGCCGTCGTCCAGCGAGTTGACGCACCCGCCGTATTGTGTGCCTGCGCCCGAGTTGTTCACCGCAGCGATCAGGCCGATGTTCATGTCGCCCGCGCCGTCGAGCCCAGTCGCGGTTTGTAGCGTCGGGATAGCCAGCAGTACTTGCGCCGCGACGCTTAGCCCGCTAACTTCCGTGGCGACTCCCGTGCTAGTACTGGTGTCGAATACCCCCGCGGAGGCAGCCAGCGCAGCGCCCGTGCCCCGAAGGCAGAGGAAGATCACCAGGTCTGTAGTAGCGGCAGACGCCGTTACGTCAAACGTCGTCGCGCCAACGCTGCTCAGGCTGGCGGACCAGTTCAGAACGCCCGCGGTCGTAATTTCGCTGAGGATGTACGTAGTGCTGAGGTCAGCCCCCAGGTTTTCAGACCCCGCCGCGTTGCTTGACGCGACGGAGTAGGAGACGTAGTTCGTCCCGTCCCAGAAGCCTATGCTAATGCGCCCGGTGCCCGGCGCGCCGGCGTCGGAGGCGGTCGAGGTCAGCCCGATGATCACTTCCGGCGCTGCGCTTAGACCGTGGTTCAGCGTAACCGGCGTGGTGCCGTTCAACGCCGTGCTGACCACGCGCGCCTCGATGTCGCCGCCCAACAGAACGGCGGTAATCAACTCGCTTTCCGACTGATCCGCCCAGTCAACCCGGACGCCATTCGATAGCCACGAATTGATCGAAAACTCGCCGTCGCTGCCCGCCGTCGAAGGCCTCGCGTTGACATAGGCAAACGAGTCGTCGCCGTACCCGTTGCTGTCCGTCGTAACGAGTCCGTCATCGGAGTCAGTCGACACAGCCCCCTGCGTATTGCCGCCCGTCGCGGCCGCCACGCCGATGTTCAGCGCGGCGCGGCCCGTCGTCGTGTGATTTGCGGTGGCCTGGGAGCCGACGAAGATAGCAGCCTTTACGTCGGAGCTGAAGCCCGCGCTCGCGTCGGTAAAGTCTTGCGTGAACGTGGGCGTGCCGGTGCCGGCGGCGGCTTGAGCGATGGCGACTTTAAGTGGCATCAGTAGCGAGTCGGGTAGCCGGTGTAGGGAAGGCTGGTGGCTCCGTTGTCCGTCAGCCATTGCTTCTGCGTGGGCGTTACGACATCCGCAGGGTCGCGCGCCAGCGTGTCCCATAGCAGCTCGTGTCCGTCGTACCGCTCCCGCCCTGTGGCTGGGTCAATCGCGGTCCACTCGAACTTCTTTGCTGTCCACGCGAAGTGCGTCACTTTGGCGGCTAGCCCCTCAGTGTAGAACTGCTGCATCGACCAGCAGCCCTCTTTGCCGCCCATTTCGGGTCCCTGGATCTGCCCGAGAATCGGGACGTAGCCGCCGTAGACCGTCCCGCCAGACACCCACGACGAGCCGTTCCAGCGCAGGCCCTTCGCCAGACGCACCCACCTCTGGATAGAGGTGTTGGTATCGCCGTCCAGATCCACGACCTGCGGGATGATATCGGGGCCGCCTATGCCGACACGTCCGGCGGCCAGACGAGCGCCGAACGCCTCCGCGGTCGACTCCGGGCCCCAGTTGTACATGCACACGAAGTTGATCTTGGGCGCCACGGCGGCGCCGGCAATCGCCAGCTCCGCCAGGTTGTTCATGTACGTGTCTTGGTTGAAATCCGCTGGCTTGGGATAACTCGGATTGATCGTGTCGAACGGGTTGGCCGTTTCCGACGTCAGAATCATCTCGACCGCCGAGTTCTCAGCGTAGCGAGCAGCGACCGCCTGAAACAGGTTTCGCGCGTAGTTGAACGCGGCTGTTCGATGGAGAGCCACGCACGAGCCCGAGTTGACCCGCATGATAAGCCCTTCACTATCAAGCCACGTCGGCAGGGCGGCTCCAACACCGCTGCCGGCGGAGCCGAACCATCGCGTGAAAATCTCGATCAGAACCTTCTTGTTGGCGTTCGCGGCCTGCGTAATGAGGTTGTCGAGTCGGGTCCACGTGTAGACGCCCTTGGTCGACTCCAGCACCGACCAAGCAATCGGAATCATCAACCCCTTGATACCGGGGATCGTCAACACGTCGTTCAACGTAGCCGTGTTAGGAGCCGTGTTGTCTGCCGCCAAGACCGTGCTATCGCGCACGTAATGCCCTGGGTTCCACCGGACCGCCGTCGTGCCACTCGTCGCGCCCGACACGGCATTCGAGAACGCCGTCGACTCGACTCCGAGCCGCACCGACTTCAGCTTGTACCAGTACGTCGTGGAAGCCGTGAGGCCCGTGTTCGTGAACGGAGAGGCCGCGTCGTTGCCGACGAGGCTGTACGTGCCGTTCTGCGTGGTCGAGCGATAGATGTTGAACGAGTCGGGAGCGGGACCGCTCGCCGGGGGCGTGTACGCGACAACCAGCGAGGACGCTGTAGCCGAGCCGACCGACACGAGCGTTGGCGGGTTGGGCGACGAAACCGGGATGGAGATCGAGCGCGCCGTGACACTACCCAACGAGTTCTCGTTCAGGGCTACGTCCCGCGCCGTGAGCTTGTACCAGTAGGTCTGGCCCTCGGTGCCGCTGTCCGTGTAGGACGTCGCCGAGACGCTGGCAACGCGAAGCGTGTACGTGCCGAACTCGGTCGAGCTGCGATAGATGCGGTAGTCCAGAAAGCCCGAATCTGCGTCGGTCGACTCAGTCCAGTCCAGCAGGATATTGGAGCCCGACAGCGTCGGCGTGCTGAGCACGGGGACCGTCGGCGCCGTCGTATCCGGCACCCGGATCTCAAACGAGATCGTCACATCCGAGTCGTCGAAGCCGTCCGACGCTCGAAAAGTCACGTCGTTGGCCGCGACTGCGCCCGACGGCGTACCGGACACGCGCCCGGTCGTCGAGTTGAGCGTCAGGGAGCCGATCGAGCCCGAAACCACGCTGTAGCTGGTGACAGGAGAGTCCGGATCGGTCACAAAACTCGACAATTCGAGCAAAAACGCGCTTCCGACGCGGGCAACTTGCCCCGTCAGGGCGCCGGACCACTCCGGCGCGGAGGCGCTGGGCGTCGTGACGCTCAGAGCGGCGGAAATCGCGCCCGAAGTCGCCCCCGAGAGCGCCTTGACGGTGATCGAGTACGTCGTCGAAGCCGTCAGACCGCTGATCTGAGCCGTTTCTGCGGACGACAGCGTTGACGGAGCCCCGTCGACGTACCACTGGTACCCCGTGGCGCCCGAGACCGGGTCGCAAGCGACCTGGATCGTCGTGCCCGAGATGGCGTCGTACGAGAGATTCGTCGGCGCGGGGAGTACTTCCCCGCCGCCGGCGTCCGCGAGTACGCCGTACGCCTTGCTCACGTCCAGCTCCAGAACGCCGATGAGCGAATCATCAGCTGCCGCGTGGATCTCGATCCGTCCGTTCTTCGCCACAAGATCAGGTCGACACGAGTTCGAGCTGGACGCCGACGTCCGCCGAGCCCGCGCGGAGCCCCGCGAAGTGCGTCGAGCCCGTCGGAACCTTCACCAGGACCTCGACGCCCGTCCAGAGGATCGACGTCGACGCGGCGGAGGCGGTAACCGCCCCCGACGAGCCGAAGTTGAGCCAGAACGGGGCCGTGGACCGGACGATGCACCACTTCCCCGCCGAGCCCGTGGGGATCGTCGTGTTGGACGTGGTGCTGCCGGCCGTCAGGTTGGCGCGCGTGCCGCTAGCCTCGAAGCTCGGAAGCGGTACACCGTTGGAGTCAATCGGCTGTGGCACGGGAGAGACCCTCGCTTAGGCGAAGAACGAGTTGGCGGCCGGCTTCAGGACCGCGATGCGGACCGTGGTCGACGCCAGGTTCACCGCGCCGCTGGTGTTGTTCAACAGCGTGACCGTGACCGTGTCGGCTGCCGTGACCGCACCGGCTACGACCGCGTCGACCGTGTCGACGCCCATCGAGACCAGGACGAAGTCACCGAGCTCAGCGCCCGTGACGGTCACGTCCGAAGACGCGAACGTGCCCGAGCCCGTGGCTGCGTCGCCCAGGTCCAGGGTGCCCTGGTAGCAGATGACCTCGCCGAAGACGGCCGGAAACTGAAAGCGATTGCGATTCGTGGCCATCTCTTAGCCCTTGTCGTTCTTGGTGACGGGCGCGCGCTGGCCAACGCCCTGGTCGAAATCCTTGATCGAGTTCTCTTCGTACTGAAGACCGCTCGACTTCTCGGTCAGCGTCGGGACCTGGTCGGTCCGGCACTGATTTTCCTTCTTGGCACCCGTGCTCATTCTGGCGTACTCTTGGTGGTGATGACGGCCGTCTTCTGGTCGCCGTGGGTAAGGTTCTGGATGGTGATACGGACGTCCGTATCCTTGGCGTTCTCGGAATCGTCGCCCTTCGGAGAGGCGAGCATCTTGTCCAACAGGACCTTCATGACCTTGTCGTTGCCCGACAGAGCCATCTTGACGGCTTTGTTGTAGATCTTGATGCCGTCGCGCGTCAGCTTGTTCCGAAGCGCCTCCTCGAGCTCGAGCCGGAGGAAGGTGACGCGGTTCTTGGAGCCCTTGGTGCGCCCGTTCTGGCGGCGCTCGTCGTCGCCCTTCTTGAAGGGTACGCCGACGCGCGGCTTGGCCGCTACCGGCGGGCTAGATGCCGCGGGCTCGACGGTGACGGTGGCAGGCTTGGTGATAGTCGTAGGCATAAAGAAAAGCGCCCCGGCTTGCGCTACGGCTGGAGACAACGGGGCGAGGTAGGCGCGAGAGGCCGGGTGGACCCGGTCTTCTTAGGAGGATCGCTTGCCGAACTGGTAGCCGACGATGAAGCCGGTGAGGAAGAGGAGCACGAAGAGCGCGTTGAGGACCGTCTCCATCACCAGGTCTCCATGTGATGCGCGTCGAGACGCTCGTGGGAGGCCTCGAACGAGCCGACCTCTGCGGGGCTATCGAACCCGTACGCCAGAATGTGCGCCGGGGAGCCCAGGGTCAGGTGGAGGTCGAAGCCCGCGATTTTCGCGGGGGCTTTGTCGAAGTCGCAGACGACGGCGGGGATGGATTCTCTGCCGAGTCGCTCTGAGACGTGGATTCGTGAGGCACCGTACCGGACGTAGAGTCGCCCGCCAGAGTGCCAGAGGAGAACAGGGAGCTTGACGCCGTGCTCAGCGATGGATCGCTGGAG